TAATTTCGTTCAAAATTATTATGATGAGGGTGCGTTTATATTCGTAATGGAAGATGATATAAAGGAAATAAAATCATTACAGAAATATGAAACAAAAAAAATATTTGATATGATTTACAATTTCTGTAAAAATAATCATATTCAATGTGCGGGGGTGTATCCATCATCAAATGATTTTTATATGAAAAAAACCATAGACATAGGTTCAACATACATCGTAGCAAACTTGTTTGCATTTACATCAAAGAAAGATGATAGATTAAACTGCGCACTCAAAACAAAAAACGATTATGAGAGGTCTGTTAAATACGCACAAGTATATGGAAAAATTGCAAGATTTAATTTTATATCCTGCAAAACAAACAACTACACAAACAAAGGTGGGATGCAAACAGAAAACACAAGACAACAAGATGAACTTGAAGCATCCAAACAACTCATACAGATGTATCCGAGTATATTTGATATAAACACAAAGCGCAAATCAAAATACACGGAACTGACTATGAAAAAAAATTACAAACAAATAAAATTATGAGAATAATTGAAATCCAACCCAAAGAAATTGACCTTGAAAAATATAAAAAAAGGTCAGCACTTGAAACAGATGTAGAAACGCTCATCACAGAGGACACCATCATTACAACAAATGGCGAACCTGTGATTATGTATTGCAAACTAACAGAAAACTTGGACGCTTTGCGTTGGGCTGTAAAAAATATAAGATATGAAGTTGGACCACGCACACTTGGACTTGTATCACAAAGTAGAATATTTGGATACAGACCCCGTATTACCGTCCGACACGACTACTGCAATCCAACGAGTTTAGCAACGGAATATCCAAAACAACATCACATCATCACAGAGTTTGCAGCATCACTCACAAAATACTATCAAGAAAACTTCCCTGATGTATTCGTTAAACACGCAAACATAGTAGAAGAAAAAATATTACCTGAATGGAAAATAGATAATTCAATATTCACATCAGGAATTGTAAATAAAGACAATCCGCTGAAATATCATTTTGATAGTGGAAACTTCAGAGGTGTATTATCAAATATGGTGGCGTTCAAGAAAAATGTATTAGGAGGGCACCTTGTAATCCCTGCATACGATATAAAACTTGAAATATCAGATGGTTCGTTGTGTGTATTTGACGGACAAAGCATACTACACGGCGTCAGTCCTTTCACTGCGGAAAAACAATCACAAGAGCACTACAGATACACCATAGTTTATTATTCATTGGAACAAATGTGGAAATGCGAACCATACGGCGCAGAAATAAAAAGAATTAGAAAAAGAAAAAAAGAACAAGAGAAAAAAAGATTAGACCCTGAACATTTAGCATCACTATCAGCACAAGCGGCAGAGAGAATAAAAGACAATCAAAAGGAAGTGCAAACAGTTTTATCAAAGAACAAAGCAAAGATAAATCCAAAACACAGGGACTACAAATTATTCATAAACTCAACAATAGAAAAAACATTAGATAATGAGTGAAGAAGGAAGGAAACGAAGTTTGGCAAATCTCAGACCAAAGCCGTGGAAAAAAGGCGAAAGTGGAAACCCCAAAGGAAGACCAACAAAACCTGTGTTGCAATTGAAAAAAGAGGGATACAAACTTTATGAAATCAATGATACAATACAAACTCTGTTAAATCTCAATCTTGAGGAGTTGAAGGAGATATGGGATAATCCAAAAGCAACACTATTGGAGCGCACATTAGCATCTGCAATCCGCAAAGGAATTGAAAAAGGGAATCTTGAATCCGTTGAAACACTATTAAACAGGGTGTATGGAAAACCAAAAGAAGTGGTGGATGTGACGACCAAAGGCAATGAAATAAACCAAACCCCATTTACAATTAAAATTATACGCAGAGATGGCGACGAGGAAGAGTTCAGTAAATAGTATGAAAATAACATTTGGGCGCAGGAAAGGTGGTCGTCCAAAGAAGTCATACAACAAACACAACAGCAAATCCACATACCATAGAAGGTCAGCAAGCAGATAAAAAAAAAATTATATGAGGACAAAAAAAGTGGGATACAACACATTTACAAATTACGAAGCAATAAAGTTTTATGTTGATTTTGATAGACGCGGAAAACAAACTTCATCACTACAACTGACTTGGGGTGGATACGCACAATTTGATGAAGACAGCATACGACACGATATAGGAAACTATAATGTGAATATAAAAAGGTTTTTCCGTTCAAAAGTGCGTGATGGTTATTTCAAAGATGATATGATTTACATAAACGAAATCCCCGACACACTTTATGAATTGCACAGGGGTTTATGGTTTCCAAAGATGTTTCTGTTTTTAGAGGACACTATGGATAAATCATTTGTTGTGGATTATCTCAAAACACTATTCAAACCCCTATCACTTTATCACCTACAACACGATAATATAACATTTACTCACTACAAAAATGGAATTAAAAACAACAAGAGTATTTCAGGATTTATTGGAAAGTGATAAAAGAATAAATGTTTTCCAAGGAAGTAGTCGTGCTTCAAAAACATTCAACATCTTGATTTACTTTGTGTATAAATTACTTCAAGAAGACCACAAGGTTTTCAGTATAGTGCGTAAAACACTACCTGCGTTAAAAGGTTCAGTCCTGCGTGATTTCAAGGAAGTGCTCACGATGTTTGGTGTGTATAATCCTGATGATTGGCATACAGCTGATGGATACTACCAACTCGGCACAAATATGATAGAGTGGTTCAGCGTAGATGATGAAACGAAAGTGCGGGGTCGTAAAAGGGACTACCTTTTCATAAATGAGGCAACAGAAGTAGGTTATGATGAATACATACAACTTATTTTAAGAACGGCGGGTTTAGTTGTTTTAGACCTGAACCCATCACTATGGAAATCGTGGATTTATGACCTTGAAGGAAAACCCGATGTGAATTATTTCATCACCACATACAAAGACAATCCTTTTTTACCTGAAACACAAGTAGCCGAAATAGAAAAATTGCGTGATAGAGACCCAAATCTGTGGAGGGTGTTTGGTCTCGGACTTAAAGGTGTCCCCACTCGTCAGGTATTTACACACTACCAACTTTATTATGATTTACCACCTGAAGCAAAACTATTAGGATACGGAATAGATTGGGGATATTCAGACCCATCATCACTTGTAGCGGTGTATAAACAAAACGATGCGATATATTGTGAAGAAAAACTTTATTTGCGAAACATCACAATTCCTGACTTCATTTACAAAATAAAAGATTTAGGAATAAACCTCAAAGATGATTTCATTTGTGATAGTGCAAATCCACAAGCAATAGAGGAACTGCGCAGAAACGGGATAAACACGAAACCTGTGAAAAAAGATAGTATCCTACACGGAATTGATTTAGTCAAACGCACAGATTTTTTTGTAAATGTGAATAGTAAAAACCTATTAGATGAATTGAACTCTTATGTATGGAAGGTGGATAAAAACGGAAACAATCTTGATGAACCCCACGATGCAGACAATCACCTCATAGACGGCATCAGGTATGTGCTTGAAATGAAGGTTGCCAGAAATAGTTGGGTGGGGATTTATTAAAAAATATATTTATTAGATATGAGTGATTTATACATAACACACAACAACAAACGCCACAAAGTTCGTGAAGCAACAATTCAAACTTGGAGTGAGATAATGAAATACCGAGATTTGATGGACGAAACAGATATGTTTGTTAAAACTATTGAACTCCTCACAGATATTCCTCGTGAAGAAATCTTAAAAGCAGATGCAGAGGAAGTGTATGCCGCAGGACAAATAATCCTATCACAACTGAACACAGAAAGGAACAAGGTGTTTAGTTCAATCAAACACAAAGGAGTGGAGTATGATTTTATAGACATAAATGATATTTCATTTGGTCAGTTCATAGACATAGATACTTTTTTACAGAAGGACGAAAACTACAAACAACGCAACCTGAACGAACTCGCAGCTTACCTTTATACAGAGAAGGGACAGAAATACGGAGATACACCTGTGTCTTCACGCAAAACTGCGTTTGAAGATTTACCTATGAGGTATTTAGAAGGAGCGGTTTTTTTTTTAGCAAGTTCAGCCAGAACATCCGAAATGCTTACGCTGATTTATTCGCAGAGCAAAATGTTGAGAGTGATGGCACGGATAAAAATAATTTCGGTGCTTATTGGGGATGGTATAGTGCAGTCAGTTCGCTCTGTGAAAATAAAGTATGGCTTTTTGACGGCACTACTCGCCTTCCCCTTGTTCAGTGTCTCAATCATCTGTCTTACCTTATGGACTTTAATAAAGAACAGCGTAAAATCCAAAAAGAATTAAATGCCCACTAACCCCCTTTATACAAACTTCAAGAAAATACACGACGATTTTCAGTTGCTTGCAGATAAACACAAACAAATAAACTCTTATGGTATGGGGGATATTGACCAAATGAGTTATTGGACTGAACTGCGCGACCACACAGAAAACACCACATTTGAATCCCCTTATTTTCCGTTGTTGTATGTGGTTCCTGGTGAATGCACAAACAATCTGCAATATAAAACTTGGGATTTCCAACTCATAATGAGTGATATTGTGGATAGAGATTTAACAAATCAAGTAGATGTTTTAAGTGATACACTACAAATGCTACAAGATGTGGTTTCACAATTTCGTTTATCCGTCACTCCTGTTTTAGGTTGCTATAACACATACTACGATAGTTTTCCACCTGTGCCCTTCACACCATTTATGGAAGAGTATAGTGATTTAACAAATGGTTGGACAGCTAAACTACAAATAACAACAACTACAGCATTAGATAGATGTGCCGCAGCGTTTCAAGATTTTACAGGAAACACCTATCACGCAGGTATAAACTTCAAGACAATACACGATGACTTTCGTTTGATGGCTGACCATCACAAAGAAATCAATTCATTTGGTTTTGGTGCGTATGAGGATTTAAGTTATTGGACTGAAAGTAGATTGAAAACAGAAAACACAACATTTGAATCTCCCTACTTTCCTTTGTTGTATGTTATTCCTTCACAGGCAACACTACAAAGCGAACAACTCGCATCCTCGTATATGGAATATGAGTTTAATGTTGTGTGTATGGATATTATAGACAGGGATTTAGTAAATCAGGCGGATGTCCTCAGCGACACAAATCAAATCTTGGACGATGTGGTTTCACAATTCCGTTTATCTGTTGAACAAAACACAGGCTGTTTTATACAAGAATATTATTTAGACGAACAGGTTGTTTATACGCCATTTTTAGAAAAGTTTTCTGACCTCTGCGGTGGTTGGTCTGCTTTGATAAAGGTCAAAGTGATGACCCCTCTTGATAGATGCGCCGCTGCATTTAGCGGATTTACATAAGATGCCTCGTGGATACCGATATCCGATGACTGAAGCCGCTCTGCACAGAATTGGGAAATTATGGGTGCGAATACTTAAACAACGCATAAAGGCAACCAAAAAAGTTGCTTCAGGGTTTTTGTTGAATAGTATAAGTTATTCTGTGGAGATAGATGGAAACGGCGACCCCATACTACTTGTAAATTACGCAGATTATTTCAAGTATGTAAATCAGGGTCGTATCCCTCGTGGTGATGATAGACCCATCACTGCGGAAAATGGTGCTGTCCCCATCAAAGCACTTGTTAAATGGATAGGTATAAAGGGCATTCAAGGACGCACAAAGAAGGGGCGTTTTATGAGTGCTTTGAGTTTAGCATTCGCTATTAGAGCATCAATTTGGAAAAAGGGAATTAAACCATACGGGAAGGGTTCATTGATTTACGATAAATCATTAGATAAATTGGAGCGTATGTTAAATCCCGAAAAAATCCCACAGGGCACTCCTCCTGAACTCGCTGCGGAACTCACACGGATATTTGATGCTGTTCAACGAGATGTAAATGTGATAGTGGATAATATGATTACTAAATTAGTTCAAAACACAGAAAGATGAGTTTTAATTTAACGATATTACAAAAACCTTTAGATGTATGTCCCTCACACAGCGACCATACTTGGAATGTTGCACTAAACAGCTACTCTGCATACACAGATATTCGTTTGGTTGTAGATGTTTATAGTAATCCCTATGAAAACGATTGGGGCACAAATCAAATCAGCAAGAAGCAATGCCGTTTGCTAATCCCCGTAAATGAGCACGGAAATTGTATCTTTAATGTGGAAACACTTATCAGAAACTTCGTGCAGGGAAATCCACGAAATATGACCTACAGATATGAACCAACATCTGCTTTTGGTCTGATAAATCCCTATGAGGTGGAGGTGCCCGTTGGTGTTTTTTCAACTACAGCCACAACATCACAAGCCGTCATAGTAAATGACGCACCCTATACCATAAAGTTCTCAAATGGATTTAATGGTGGATACACAGGTTTCCAAAACATTTATCACATAAATGAATACAGATGTATATTTGGTGTTCAATACACATCAGGAGGCACAAGTCAGGTCATCATAGACACAACGAACTACAATGTTTATAGCGGATGGACGGGACAAACTCTGAATCCCGCCAGTGCCGCGACATAACCCTATGGTATAACAATTTTTCCTGGCGTTCAAGACAACAAAAGGTATGGAGTGAGTGATTTATCTGCATTTACATACTACTATTCAGGCACAAACCTCACGGGTGAATACAACTATCTGAATACACAGGTGTATGATTTCGCAATGAAACAATCTGCACCATTTACAGAATACGGCAAGTTTATGGCAACATTTGGTTCAGAAACAATACCTATGACCGCATTTGGTGGGGCTGTTCAACAAACAAGATGGAGAACACATTACTATACCTGTCCTATACTTGTTCCTTTTATGTTTGGTGAAAATCAACTCTACGACAATAGTGATGTGGTGAATAGCATTACATATCTCACAAAAATAAACGCACTGAACGGGCAAATGAACTACGACCAATCAACATCACAACCAATACAACCTGTTTCAGGAGCAACATATTTGTCTCCGCTCGGTTCAAGAATTGCGTATGGTTTATACAAAGCAACAGAGGGACTGAACAACGAATATAGTGATGTAGCGATTTTCCTATCATCAGGTTCGTGCGACCCATCAGGTTCAGAGCGTGTGAGTGAAATAGTTCAATATAAAATGGTTGGGAAGGAATGCTTCAATGACCCCTATAATTTTCTGTTTTTGAATAGACAGGGTGTGTGGGATACATATACATTTACGAAAAAATCACAGAAGACCTTTAATCCTGAACAGAAAAGATACGCATCCTATAAATCGTTAAACACTACATTATGGAATAGACAATCCTATGATAGTGCTGAAACAACATACTACGGACGCGCTGTGGAACTATTCACATTTGATAGTGGATTTGTTTATCAAAACGACAGAGACATCATAGAGCAACTTTTGATGTCCCCCGCTCTGTATATGATTATGGACAACTACTATCCTGAACAGAGTGTATCACAAATATATCCATATCTTATTCCTTGTGTGGTGATGAATAAAGATGTGAAGGTGTTTCAACAGAAATACGAAAGAATATTCCAATACACTTTGGAAGTTAAACAAACACCATACAGATACTACGATTTACTTTACTAATGGCACTTCAAATCATAACAGAGATAGGTGGAGAGAAGCGTGAATTAGACCTTTACGCAGACCAACCTTTGCTATTGAATATTTCATTTGCAGAAATACAAGACCTGACGAAAAAAAATAGTTCGTTTAGTCAATCGTTCCAAATACCTGGCACAAAAAACAACAACGAAATATTCAACTACTATTACGACATCAGTAGTATTCCGTTTTCATTCAATCCAAATCAAAAGTTCCCCGCTATTTTGACTTGGGACGGACAAGAGGTGCTGAACGGCAATCTGCGTATGGAAAGTGCTGTAGTTGTAAATGATGAAACACTTTACAACATAACCTTTTACAATCAAATCGGGGATTTAGCGGCAAACATAGGTGATAAGTTTTTGATAGATACAGACCTCACACATTTAGACCATCCGTATAGTGAAAATGTAATTTTGGAATCACAACAAGACCCGAACTTGTGGAGCCTCACAGGTGCTACAAACTATTCATATCAAAATGGGAAAACGATGTGGGGACTATACAACATCGGATACAATTATTTTAGTGGTGATAGTGTGAATTATCAACAAACACCACTTGTATATTTCACTCCACCAACAGGAGGAACCTACAATCCGCTTTTGGGATATTTTGATTTTTCGGGAAGTCCTGTGTTTGATTACTATTTCAAACCAACCATACAAGTAAAAGAATTGTATGAAAGCATCTGTCGTGATGCGGGGTATAATGTAGTAAGTGATTTTTTTGATACAGCCTATTTCCAAAGATATTACTTGCCGTTGAAGTTTTTAGATGAATCCCCCTATACTCGTGGTGCGGTGGAAGCGTGTTTTACCTTATCATCACAAACAATATTGAACGCATCTTTTTTGAACTATGTTCAGGTCAGCGGGTTTACAACCTGTAATACTTTGGATTGGGGAACAACAGCTACAAACTATACAATACAACCAACATACCCTGGCACATACACAATACGATATACATTTGACGCTATACCAACGGCAGATTGTGTGGTGCCGACAACAATACCAACTTTCTTTTTAATCATAAATGATGGCACGACGACTACAACGATATTAGCAGACGAAGTATGTAGCCCTGCGGGAAATCCTAATACAAGGACGGTTGATTTTGTGCTACAAACCACAGGTGGCACCTACGAAACATATTTTATTTTTAGTGATTTATACGTCACTGGTTTTACACAAACACTCGTTCCACCTGTGCCGAGATATTTGGTTTCAGGACAAACGATAAACTATTCAGTTGAGTTTCCGCCGAATGACTACAAACAAATTGATTTCCTTACTTCAGTAAATAGATATTTTAATCTGCTGATGGTTCCAAACCCTGACCAAACAAATGGTATAATCGTTGAACCGATTGTGGATTACATAGGAAAAGGTGATGTATTGGATTGGACAGAAAAAGTTGATAGGTCGCAGGCAATAAACATCACCCCGACCACATCACTTGTAAATGGAACTTTGGATTTTGATTTTAAGTTAGACCAAGACTGGGCAAATAACACCTTCAAACAAGCGGCAAATAGAGTTTTTGGAACTGAACGCAAACAGCTAAACATTGACTACAAAGATGATGTGATAAAGTTTGACTCGCAGTTTTCATCACCTTTGGACATTACAATTTATTCAGCACAACAATCTTATTTAACTTTACCATCTTTTTCAAAGATAAATCAAAAAGACGCTGGTGGTGTTGTTGAACAACAATTTGTGCCTTTCAAGATTTTACCCCGCCTTTTATTCAGAGGTGCCGTCCTATCAAATGAAACGTATGGTTCAATTTCTGGCGCCACAGGTGGCTATCAGAATTGGTTTGTGAATGCTGCAGGCACAGGATACACGATGAACCATTTTCAAGAGATAAATCGCTTCACAACTTATCCGTGGTCATATACAGGATTCTCACACTATACCAACTATCGTGGTGAAGACAGAACCACCATCACACCACTTGAAGATGCGTTTCCTAATGCTCTTGACCTATACGACATTTACTACGATGACTACATACAAGATTTAATAAGTGCGGAAAACAAAATTGTGTCCTGCAAAATATATCTTACTCCGTGGGAAATTAAAAACTTGCGCTTCAACGAAAAGATTTTGATAGACAACACCTATTACAGAATAAACAAAATAGGAAACTACAATTTACTTGAACCTTCCATCTGTGATATTGAATTGATAAAACTCACTCGTGAATATACACCACATCGCACCATAAATTATAGATTAGACCCCTGCACTGCGCCAGGTGATACTCTTTATACAAACAGCGACCTGATGTATAATCTTTATGCATACATAGAAAAGTATGTAAAAATATACGATGAAGATTTGAACTACATAGATTGCTATCAAGTTTATGAGGACATAGGAGGATTGGGAATAGGGCAACAAGAAAAGTATTGGATAGGAACAGCATTTACCAACACAGAAGTTGGTGTGTATAACGATTGTGGTTGCACAGGAACAACAGCGATGATTGTGGTTCAACAAACATAATGGAACAAAAACAAAAAATATATTTATAGAATATGACTTGCTATAACTTTTGCCATCCAGGAAATGTTGCTGGTTCGGTTTATATTTCAGGAACAAGTTGCTTTGACGGGATCGGGGCTTTTTATTTGAACAACGGAGATTGTATTTGTATTGATACAGACGAACCCTATCAAACTTGCGATAATCCTGTTTTACAACCAGGTTGTGCCTGTGAAGGTGATGAGTGTTGTTTTCAACAAAGCGGCTCCACAGCTTTTTTTAGTAATGTTGGGATGAGTGAGATAGATTTCATCACTGATGATTTATTGTATATCGCTGGTGCAAGATTGCAGCGATTTGATGGACAAGCCGCAGGGTCAGGTGGAATGATTATACCAACTTGCGGGGGATACACAGGAGCCACCGCAGTAAATCTGCGTTGCAACGTTCCTTTTCGTGGAGTCACGGAGTCATATCAAATATACCCAACACTAAACGGAAAATATATTGTTCGTTCAGGTGTGAATATTAGTAGAATAAACAGCGACTTTTCAACAGACAACACCTTCAATTCCGTTGAAATATTAGGAGGAAACTTTGATGGTATGGCTGGTATGTATGTAAATCCATCAGGTGAGTCATACATAATGGGAGTGTTTGGTTCAGGGGTTCGTGATTGTTCGGGCGTCACATCCAATTTTAATACAAACATTTACAAAATTGGTGTAAATGGTGGAGTGGATACATCATATTCAGGTATATCAATAACAGGTTTAGATTTCGTAGGTGAGCGTGAAGGTCGTATATCAACAGAAACTGATTTGAACGGGGAAGCACTTGTGGTTAGAGTTTCAGGATTTACAGGAAACACAATATGGTCTCCAATTATGAGAATACAAGCCGACGGCACGCCCGACCCTACTTTTGATAATTCACTTTTCAGGGGTTTATCAGGAGCAAGTAGAGTTCAAATCGCTGGTTCCTATATCCAAAGAGACGGGAAATATTTGGTATATGGTTCTTTCACAAACCTCAGCGGTATAACTGGATTGAATGGTATGGTTCGTATAAATCCTGATGGAACAAGAGACCCCTCTTTCAGTTTTTCTTTTTTAGTCCCATATCCTAGTTCTGTAATTGATGTAGAACAAGACCTTTTCCAAAACTATCATATCGTTGGCGCTAGGGGTGGTCCAGTTTATTTATATTCTTCTTTAACAAAAGATGGAACACCAAGATTTAATATTCAAACAAATGTAGCTCCGAGCGGGTTTTTGGGAGCGGCTGTAGCGTGAGGTGAGTGCGAAGTATTCATAGGTGGAAGCGACCAAAACTT